TTTCGATAGACGGAACAGATGTTCTTTATGGAAAATCTTTATTGATCGAACCTAACAAAGAATTAGAATTGAAAAGATTCTTGAACGACCTGAACAAAGGAAATAAGTTTAAGTTCATCGAGAAGACAGAAGAGATTTCAGATCATCGTGGAGACAAAATTGACGATGGAATTATTAGAATTGAATATCAATTTGAAGCACCGTATGCTGATTACTTTGTAAATCCTGCATGGTGGACAACTACTTTTGGTGGAACACAATACACTATTCAAAATAATACCTTACGTTCTATTAAGGTTGGTGCTGCTCCAACGATGAAAAGTAGTGATACTTCTGTTAACACTATGACTTGTTTTGCATCAACAGTTTCGTCTGCTCCAGAAGGAATTACTGTTCAAGGTTCTGCTTCTAATCAACAATTTCAACAAGGACATATTGGAACACTCGAATCTCAAATTCATGTTATCAATATTGTGTTGAAAGGAAGAGCAACTCTTGACGAAGAAATACAGAAAGTAATATACAGCAGAGATAAAATTCAATGTCCGACTTGTGGACACTGGAACAAATCTAGTTTCAAGTTCTGTCCTCAATGTACAACAGCAGTTCATATCATTTAAAGAACAGCGGAAAAGTAAATTATGAGTTTACTTTTCCGCTTTTTCTTATAGTATTACGTTTGATAGTTTTGTATTTGTCTTGTCGGGGAGTGGGAGTAGCATTTTCTTTTCGGTGATATGGACACCGACCACAAGAGATTAGCTTCTGTTTTTCAAGATAAGCTTTTCTTTCTTTGTTGCCTAAGTCAGCCATAGATTTCCTTCCACCGCCTTTGGTTAGCTTTATATATAATATCATCCACCATATCTTTTGCTTCCTTCAGTCCCATTACACATATACTTTTACCATCCGAACCTGTTACCCTAGTAGTTTCTCTTACAGCTTTGATAGCAGCTATCTTGTTGTTATTGATAGATATCAAAGTATTGAGTACTAGGTTTGTAAAGTCAAAATGTTTCTTCTCTGAAAAAGGAGAAGTGTCTCCATATCCTGGAGTAGTAATGATTTCTTTTTCCAGAATCACAATCCAGAAGTTTGTTTTAGTTGAAGTTATAAGATTCAAACTTCCAGGCATAATAACATACCCATTTTGTTATAGGTAGCGATTATGGTATTGAGAGTTTCCAAAGATTGTTCTCTGATGATTTCCTGTTTCTTCATTGTATTCTCCTTTTCCTTTCTTTAGTCCATAGTATCGAATTGATCAAACCTGTTATCCCAATATCCACCTACCCAAACATTAGTTGAATGAAACAACCAATTATTAGGACACGTTGCAAAGTAAGCAGGTTTCTTTTTGTTTCCGTCAAATGGATCACGAATAAATCTTGTAGATATATCTGTAAGTTCTGCTCCACATTTATGACAATGTTCTTCTCTAAGACGATCCATATAACCCTCCATCTGTTTAAACATGATATCATATATGAAACAAAATGTCAAGAAATATTTTAAAATATAAATAAAAGAAACCTATCTATATCTTATTTTTTTATAAAGGAGAAACACAATGGCAAATCCTAACATTACCCTGACTGCATTCATGAACAATCTTAATGATGTATGCCGTCCAAATCGTTTCTTTGTTCAAATTTTGGACAATGGAAACAATCCAATCTGGCCTTTACAGTTTTCATTCTATGTGAAAACATTCGTAATTCCTGATAAGAACATTGGTGAATTGACAATCAATTATCAAGGATTGCAGAACAAAATCTCTGGAGACGGAACCTTCTCTGACGTATCTATGACACTCCATGTCGATACTGATATGGCAATTAAACAGTTCATTACTGATTGGATGAATGGTATTCTTAATACAGATACTGTTGACGATAACAACGTTAGACAGGCTCCTGATGAATACAGAACTGACATCCAGGTACAGCAATTGGATAGAGTCGGTGATGTTGTAAAGACATTCTTACTTCATCAGGCATGGCCTAAAACTGCAAGTTCAATCGAAGTATCTCATGACTCAACAGATACACCAGAAGATTTCACAGTAGACTTCTGTATTAACTCCTGGGAACTTGTAGATTAATAGTTCTTGCATTAAGGAAGATGTTATGTTATAAAAGGGGAAGCTAATCGCTTCCCTTTTTCTTTTAGAAAATCTTGATGCCTGTAACAATTCCTGATGCAAGAAGTTCCAAAACTCCCCATCCAGCCAAACCAAATAATATTGTTTTTAATATTGCATTTTGCATCGTTTCTGAAGTCCAGACAATACCTAAAAACATATTCATGATAGACGCAAGAAGCAAACACCATTGTAAATGATTCATACATTCTCCTTTTTAATTTAGTTACTTTCAAAGACTATAGCATATCTTGAATTCAATGTCAATCGAAAACTTATAAATAAAAGAAACTTTATAGGATTACTATGCCCGACATTACTCTAGCTGGATTTCAAAATGCTCTCTCGGATGTTTGCCGACCTAATAGATTTTATGTTTCTATCAATGCTCCTGATGCATTAGAAGAGTTTGAAGAAGACGATTCCTTTTTAGTTAAAGGTGCATCTCTTCCTGGCAGATCGATAGGAGAACATGAGCAATGGTGGCAGGGAGAACGATATAAAATTCTTTGTGATAGTACATACGATGATGTAACTATTACGTTCTGGAATAACTATGATGATACTGGATCAAATCTTAGAGATAAATTTGAAGATTGGATGAATCTTATTGCTGATGATGAGAATAATATAAGAGGAAACCATAGTGATGTTAAAGGTGAAGTTAATATTTCTCAATTAGGAAGAGATGGAACTTTACTTAAAACCTATACTTTAAAACATGCTCAACCTAAAGTAATTGGTGATATTGAATTGTCAATGGATAACACAGATCAAGTAGAAGAATTTACTGTTATCTTTAGCTATAGTTATTTCACTACAGATAGTTCAGATGGATCACAAGGAGATATGTCAGGAGAAGATGTTACAAGTCCAGACTATGAAGATATTACTTACGATGAAATATAAGGAACTATTATGGCATTAATGTTTGACCTTTCAAAAAATTGTAACTTTAAGATTATACTTCCTTCAAATCAAAAGTTCATAGAACTGTTCACTACAGAGACTTCTATTCCAGGTATCACAATAGGATCAATGGATTTGAATTATCAATCTATGACTAGAAGAATGCCAGGAAATAGTATTTCATTTGAAGAAATTACTCTTACTCTTTTGATTGATAAAGAACTACAAACATTTTTGGAGTTGATGTCAATTCTAAACTTGACTCATAATGCTTTAACAAATACATATGAAGTTAATCAAGAAGTATTTGATGCTTATATGTTGATCACAACTCCAAAGAACAATCCTTTATTTCAACTTCACTTCTATGATGCTTGGATAGAAACTTTTTCATCAATCAGTATGCAGACTACATCGGGAGATGACAATCCTTACAACATGACTCTTGGTGTGAAATATAATTACTATACTATTGAGACTGCATAATGGTATCATTTAAAACATACATAACAGAAATGTCTCTTCCTAGAGAACAAGATATTGTAAAAGAATATTATCATGGAACTTATAACGAAAAAGCAATTCAGTCTATAATTAAAAATGGAATTCAACCTCCTGCTTTATGTACAGTAAAAAGAAATCTAACTCCAAGAGAAGGTAAAGTTTACATTACACCTACGTTAAAATATGCAGTAATTTATTGTATAGGTGGAGATATGATAGGTAATATTATAGATGATTACCAATTAGAAACATGGGGAAGATATGGTTATCTTTGTGTGATAGACGGAAAAGATTTACATGATATACAACCCGATGAAGATTCTATAGGAGAAATGATATATAAAAAATCTCCTAATTGGATTTATGAAAAAGCTAAACATTGGTTGGCTCCTTCTACTATGAAAAAAGTTATGGAAGGTGAATATTCCTATTGGGCCAAAGCAGGAAAAGTTTTAGTAACTAAACTATCTGATTATGAAATATTACAATTAATAGATGCTGGAGCACATATCGCCCATCATGGAGCAATTCGACCTTCTCAAATTTGGAAGTTTGATAAATCATTAAGTAAAGATTTAACTCCATTGTGTACAAACTTTTGGCAATTAGCAGAAAGAATAAAATGAGTAAGTATTATACAATACAAAATATGTATCCTCATCTGAAGCATAAAGAACGATACCTTTCCGAAAATAAATTGATAACGGCGAGGTCGGGATGGGAAATTTCTTTTATTACAAAATTCTTAGATGCTCGACCAGATATTATTGGATGGTCAAGTGAAGATTTTTTTATTCCTTATTACTATCCAGTAGATGGAAAACCTCATAGATATTTTCCAGATTTCTATGTTAAATTTAAAACTAAAGATGGTGGAATTGCAGAACGAATTATAGAAATCAAACCATTCATAGAGACTCAAATACCAAAAGTTCCTAAAAGAATGACATCAGGATATAAAGATAGATGTAATACATATATAAAAAATCAATGTAAATGGGAAGCGACTAGAGCATATTGTGAACGAGAAAGAGCAAAAGGTCGTATTCTCTTTTTTGAAATTATAACAGAAAATGAATTTCCTTTTGGTTAATTCGTTTTTGTCTATTTCTTTCCTTAAGAGTTTCTGATATTTTCTTTCTTCGTTCTTCTGAACGAGTTTGTCCTGTTAAACTTTTTGAAATATTTCGTCTATATTCTTCTGATCTTATTTTTCCTTTATGG